TCCGAGAGCTCGCTGGAAAAAGCTCAGCGGCTGGATGTCCAGCGCCACGGCCTCGCCGGTGAGCACTTCGTCCTGACGGATCTGCACCGTCATCGGGTGGTCGGCGGCCATGGGTACAGTAAAGCAACTCTAGGCCGCGGAATCACGCCGCAACCGCGAGATTATGCGCCTAGATGATCATCTCGGATCAGGTGGAATCAGGTGGTTCTTGGATCAAGTGTGTCCAAAATGTGTCCACGGTTGAGGCCGTTCAAAGCATCGGCCAAGGCGTCGCCTCGGGGCGAACGAGTGGGCGAGCTCGCGGCAGAGGAACCACGGTGAAGATGTCCGCCGCAGCAGCCTTGTCGGCGCGCTCTGCCTCCTCGTAGAAGGCCTTGGCGACGTCGAGTAGGTCGGAGCCTCGCGAGGTCGTATTGAGTGCGAGGTCGTTCGTCTTGACCGAGCGCCCCAGCTGCGCATACTCCGCCGCGAGCTGCGCGTACAGGTCGCCGGCGGCGCGGCGAAGATTGCTGCCCGCTCGGAAGAGGGCAGCTTCGAGCATGAGGTCAGACCACACCGCGTAGGATGCATACCCCTCTTCTACCGGGTTGAGCGGGGACGCGCTCGTGTCACCGACGAGCGCCCGAAGGGAGCCGACCGGGGAATCTGGGTCGATGGGACTGATGCCCTTGTTGGTCATGATGATCCTCTGAATGTGGACCAGCCCCCTCGGAGACCGAGGTTCGATCCGAGGGGGCCGGTGTTAGCTGGAGCGGGTTACGGCTCGTCGGTGACCCAGGTGAGAACGCCTTCGACATTCTTGAGGGTCTGGGTTTCCGCCGCGTCGTACCCGGGGATGACGAGCAGGAACGGGACGGGCGCGGTGGCCTCCGGGTTGGTGGCCGCCGACGTGAGAGAGATGGGCTGAGAGCGGGTCATGGATTCCTCCTTGCTGGGGAGGGGTGCCCTTCCGAGCACCCCTCCATTAGCTGGCTATCAGGCCAGGCCGTCCCCGTCGCTGACTACCACCCAGGTGTCATCCCAGAGCACGGCACCGGTGATATACCGATACCGCATCGACGCGGTGTCGGCGTCGAAGCCACCCTGGAAGAGGCCGACCTGGCCGCCGCCGGGGTAGAAGCCCTGGTCGCTGCGTACGCGCAGCTCCGGGTTCTCGTACCCGCGGAGGTTGAGGCGCTCGAGGACCGGACGCGGAGTTGTGCCGGGCTTCGGGTACATCTTCCACTGCGTGCCGGTGAGGCGGGCGGTCTCGACGATCTCGATCTCCGGGAAGAGCGAGAGCAGCGCCGAGTCGGGCATGAGCGTGAGGTTGCCATCCTGGACGGCGACCACACGGCCGGCCTGTGCGATGTCGTACTCGAGGAACCGCTTGCGGCCCTTCGGGACGAGCACGATGAACGAGTTCACCTCGCCGACCTTCTCGCCGTTGATCTCGCGCTCTCCGAGCGCGATCGAACCGGCCAGGATCGCCTGGAAGGAGACGGGCGGGTTCGGGTCCGTCGTGGTGCCATCGAGCAGCGTCACGGCCGGGAGCTTCTGCGATGCCATATCGAGCGCATCGAAGATCTCCGCGTAGGCGGTCTTGCCGGTGACGGTGAGCAGCTCGTTGGGGAGCTCCTCGAAGAACCCGACGATGTCGTTGATCCACGACTCGAAGGTCCAGTCGAAGCGGAAGCCTCGCTTGGACAGCTTCGAGTAGAACGACTCCTCGTCGCTCTTCACGGTGACCAGCGGGTAGGGAGTGCCCTCGGGGACGATCGCCGCCGCGCCTCGCGCGTCGACGCCATCACCCTCGACACCCGCCGAGTTGATCAGCGAGCGAAGGACCACGGGGTTGAAGTCCTTCACGGTGCGCTGACCCGCGAGCCCGTCGAGCTTCTCGAGCTCCTTGGGGAGCTGCGGGATGATATCGATGTTGGCCAGGTGCGCCATCGAGAAGGAGGCGTCCGTCGAGGTGAACAGCTCTGCGAGGTGGGCCTCGGCGACGCGGGAGCCGCGCTTGGCCTTCTCGTACTGCTCCTTGACGTAGAGCGCCTTCTCTTCGGTCACGCCGGGCTGGGGCGTCAGTTCGCCGTCGAGGGTGAACTGGTCCTCGTACTGTTCGAGCAGGTTCTCCATGCTCAGACTCCGATCGCGATGGGAAGCGTGCCGGCGACCTTGTTGTAGGTGGCCGGGTAGTTGACGATGCCGATACGGGTGTTGTCCGTTTCGACGAGGGTGAGGTCCCCACCCGCGGTCATGTAGACCGGCGTGGCCTGATCCGTGGTCGTCGGAACCGGGGTGGTCCCGGTGGACACGACGTCCTCGAAGGTGAACGTGCCGTCGAAGGCGACGCCGGCGGCGAACTCGCCGATCGCGTCTGCCGCGTCGTTTCCAACTCCGGCGAACTTCGGGGCGGAGACCGTGTAGGGCCCAACCTCGATGTCACGAGTGCCGGAGAGGCCGGCGGTATCCGTCACCGTGATGCCGACGACGCCATCCTGAACGACGATGGTGTACTTGGGCGTCGCCGCAGCGAACTTCCAAGTCTTGACGAGCGCGTCGGTGTGCGCGAACGTCTGGCGAATTGCGGTGGCCATCAGCGCTTACCTCCCAGGCCGAGTCCGAAGCCGGTGCGCTTTCCGCCCGCCGACTCGTAGGTGACGTAGGACGACGGCGCGTCGCCCTTCTTGGATGCGGGGGTCTTGGCCTCCGCGGCGACTTCCTTCGCGAACTCGAAGGCCTCGGTGATGTCATCGCCGTTCTTGGCGGCTTCGATCAGCTTGGTCTCGATCTTCTCGGGGAGCTTCGCGGCCTTGACGGCCTCAACCGTGGCGATGGCCGCCTCAACGGCGTCCTTCACCTCGGGCGCCTTGTCCGCGGCATCCGCCTCGGCCTGGCGACGAGCATCCTCGTTCGCGAAGAAGGTCGTGATGGGCTTGAGGGCCTCAGCGAGCGCCTCTTCGACGATCGCCTTGACTTCTTCAGGCTTCATTTCTTCCTCCTGCGTGTTGTTTGATTCCTGTGCCGAGGCGGCACCAGGCTGGGACCCCTCGGGGACACCGAGGGAAGATTCGATGGCGCGCAACGATTCCTGCGCGCGCTTGAAGCGGCCTCCACGACCCGCGGCAACGACGACGTCAACCGAGCGGTATGGGTCCTGATCGTCGAACGCCTCGACGACAACTCGCCCAGTGGCATCCTTCTCGCCATAGGCGCCGCAGAAGATCGAGAGGCCCAGCACGTCGCCGAACTCATCGAAGAGGGGCTCGTACTCTGCGCGAGGCTTAAAGTCGGCCGCAAGCTGGCGACCGAACTCGCCATCTTCGGCCACCACGTTGCTGAATCGGCCGCCGATGGACAGGACCGAGCGCTTCTCGGGGTGCTCGGGGTCGATGGGGTGGTCCATGTAGGACGGCACGTCTTCAAAGACGTACGCCGATGCGTCGATCAGGTCAGCCGAGTAGACACCAGTGGAGCCAATGCCCTCGGTGATCAGAATGACCCGGCGCGTGCCGTCGGCACGCTTCTCCGCCAGGCGCGATTGCTCCTGGACGTACACGCGATTGCGCTGAGCCGGCTTCGACATGCGGCGGAGTCTAGGAGTCGGCTTGAGCCGATCCGCGAGGTTCGAGGAATCTCTTGGTCGCTACTCGCGTCGGATGTCGTTCGAGGCGTTTCCGCCCTGCTGCCCGCCGGTCCCGTTGGATCGCCCCTGGTTGGGCGAGGCGGTCTGCTTCTGTGACCCCGGGGCGCCAGCGTTGCTACTCGGCGCCGCCTGCCGTGGAGCAACCTTCGCCAAAGCCTTGGCCGCAAGAACAGAGGGGCGCTGATCCTCTGGCGGAACAGTGCCATTCGGACGACCCTGGAGGTCGTCGAGGCGGTCTCGGTACTCCTGGCGACTCATGGTGTCACCGGCGTACTCGAGACCAAGGGCCTGTACGGCGCGGTACGTCTCTTCGCCACTGTTGAAGGGGATGAAGCCCACCTCGGGGTCCTTGACGCCAAGGAGGCGGAGCATACGCTTGTCGACCTCTACGTGTTCGTCGCGGCGAGCGGCCATGGCGAGGCGGGTGGGTAGGTCGAGCGTTTGCGCGGACCCGTAGCTGCCGCCGGCGTCGCCTGGGTTCGCGGTGAGATGAATGACGGAGACGTCGAGTCCGGAGGCGATGATCGACACCAGGAACCGCAGCGATTCGAAGTCGTACCCCTTGCCGGCCGAGGAGAGGGGCACCAGATCGTTCGGGCCGCCGACGACGGCGAAGTTTCCGGCTCCCTGCGGTGACGCAAGCTGCAGTGCTGCCGACTTCTCGCCCTCCTGGCTCCCCGCGCTGGCCTTTAGCGCGAACATCGCAAGCGCCTGCTGCATAGAGACGCCGTCCATCGTCGCATCGCGGGCGATGTTGTTCCAGATCCACGCGGAGAGGGCATCCGGGTGTCCGTAGGCAAGCCCCGCGACCCCATTGGCGTGCTGGTCGACAATGAGGTGTGCTTGGTCAACCTCGACCGGGTCGCCACCGCCGGCAGGCCGTATCTCGTCGACTCGGCGGTCAGCGAAGCGATCGGTGAAGTACCAGCGGGTCTTCTTCTCTGAGTTCCCGGTCACAATGTCGTACTCGGTCCACTCGCGCTTGTATGCCCAGACGAGCCCGATGCCCGTCGGGTCGAGGAGCTCACCAGTGATCTGACGCAGTGGAATCGCTTCGATGTCCCCAGTTGCCTGATGGACCTTCCAGAAGGCGACACCCTCTGAATACAGGGCCAGCTCTCGCTTGCGGCGAGCCTCCTTGCCGAAGAAGTGAAGCTGATTGCCCGGCCTGTCGATGATCTTGCTGACGTTGCGCTGACCCTGAGTGCCGCTGCCCTTGGCGCCCGGGATGTTGCCGTACCGGATGCCATTCTCCCAGATGTAGTTGGCACGCAAGCGAAAACCGCGCCCCATCCAGGAGGCGCCGACAACCGAGGGGAGGATCTTCTTGCCCCACGCCTTGAGGTCGCTCAGCGTGAGGCCGAACTCGTCGGCCCGCATTTCGCCAGAGCCCCATTGGAGGGCCCAGTAGCGATCCTCACGGTCGAGGAGTTGACGCACCCGGTCGAAGGACTCGCGAACGAACTCGTTCTCTGGGTTGAGCGCGAGTGCTCGCGCGAGCGATTCGGAGAGGTAGCGAGTGTTGGCATCCATGATGGACGCGGAGTCTAGAGCGGTTTTTGCCAGCTATCGGCAGTTCAAAGTGGGTATGCGCCGTCTTCGCGCGAGTTCTGGATGAGATTCCACGGGTCCACCCGAAGAACATCACCCTTCTTCATTGACCCGAGGGGCGGGTTGACGACAGGCGTAGTGTCCACGATTGAGTAGATCAGGGCGTCCAGTCGGTCGGGCGAACCGTGCATCTCTGAGCGCATGTCCTTCTTCGGCGTGATTACAATCGCGCCGCGCAAGTTCGTGTCGTAGGTGACGGTAAGGAGTTGGTCGCGGAGAGCCTGGTCGTCGTAGTCGATATCGATCTCGCCACCAGCAAGAAGCTCGCGCAGGTAATCGTGATTCTGGGCTCGAGCGTTGGCCCAGCGGTTTCGGTCTGCTGACGCCTCGCCGCCGTTGATGCGAACCACCCAGTAGTCGCGCGGGCGGAACTCGGGCAGCCGCTCGAGGTTCGTCGCGATGCCGGCGCCAATGCCAGCGCCGTCCACGCGCACCTCTGTTGCACCCAGATACTTCGCGATCGCATTGACTCGGCGCGCGGCCGACAGCTCATCCTCCCGCGCCCAGGTGCCCGTAGTCTCTCGCTCCTCGCCGCCGTCATCGTAGGTCACCTTGCCATCGAAAACACGGCATCGGCCGCCCTTGTTGACCATGACCACGGACTCGTCCGTACCGGTCGTCGCCAAGTCGACGCCGAGAACAATGGGGCTGGCGGCAATTTCCTCTGGGCTCTTCTCGCGGTTGCGGGCGGCGTTGATCGCATCTTCGGGGAAGAATGTGTGATCGTCTTCGTCGGGGAACTGTCCGAGAATCTTCGCCTTGAATCGCCCGTCGGGGCGCCCAGTGAGGTTCCGGTTGTATCCGAGGCGCTCGTCGAAGACGATCTCGCCTCCCGTCTTCCACACGCGCTCCTTGTGGCAGATCCACTCCGCCGACGTGAGCCCCCGGAGCATCAGCCGCTCCTTCTCGGGATCGTCGGGGTAAACCTTCTCGCCGGTCATGGTCGGCAGATCGTAGGCGCTGATCGTGTGGAGGTTGTACTCAGGCGCCTGGCGCTCATCGGTGAACGCATCGTAGAAGGCGGTGCCGCGCCGGTCAGGGTTTCCGATGCCGGCCATACGGGAGTCGCCACCGGTCATCAGCGCTTCGATTGCGGTGAAAATGTCTCTGGAAACACCGCCGGCCTCATCGAGCGAGATGAGGTTGCGACCACCGATCTTTCGGAGTCCCTGGAAGGTCGAGACGGCATCGCTAGCCGCCGGGACGCGCCCCACGGCGAGCCACTGGTTGCCGCCAGGGGCCTTGTATTTCCACTCGTTCTGCTCAGAGATCCAACCCGGCCACGGCATGGGCTTGCCTTGCGCGAGGGCGGACTGCTTGACGTGACCCCAGCAGCTCTTCATGTAGGCGATTACGCCACCTTCAACCTGCCTCAAGGTTGGTGCGGTGAGGATGGCGAGACTCTCTTCGGGCGGGAACGCTGTGACCCACCACATCGCCCATCGCGCAGCCTGGAAGGTGTTGTGAGTGGGCACCAGATTGCGACCAGCTAGATATAGCTTCGACTCCGCTTCCACCGAGATGCAAGCAGTTGGGACAGTCTCAGTCGGCTCCACGGATACGATTGTGCGACCGGTGGACCTAG